TTCGTAAACGTACCTTTTTTCTCAGCTAACTTAAGCGGAGACTTTGAGGTTTTATCTGATTCATCTTCATTAACACCCGGTAAAATTTCTACTGACAAACAAGTTGGAGTTATTTTACATCGTGGTCGTGCATTTGAATCTAGGGATTTGGCAGCATTAGCAGCAGGGTCTGACCCAATGGCTGCAATCGGTCAAAAGATTGGTGCTTATATAGCAAACCAAAGACAAAAAGATTTACTTTCTTGTCTTGATGGTGTTTTTGGTTCTGTTAATACAACAGATTCCAACGCAGCATTTTTTGGTTTAACAATAGATGGTGGATCTGGTGATACTCCAACTGTTCTTTCTCCAAGACACGTTGCAAAAGCAAAAGCTATTCTAGGCGACCAAGGCGACAAGCTAACTGCTGTTTGTATGCACAGTAAAGTTTACTACGATCTCGTTGAGAGAAAAATGGTTGACTATGTTCTTGCATCTGATGGTAACGGAGGTTCTGCTACTGCTTCTGGTGGTACTATTGCCCCTGCTTATGGCGCTGGAAACGATACTGTTCCTACCTATTGTGGTTTAAGAGTTATTGTTTCTGATGATGTTTCTACTGTTAATAGTGGTTCATCTACAGAGTACAGTACATACTTCTTTACTCAAGGCGCAGTTGCTAGTGGAGAGCAAGCTGGTTTAACAACAGAAACAGACAGAGACATTCTGGCTAAATCTGATGCTATGGCTATTGACCTTCATTATTGCTACCACCCAGTTGGTTCAAAATGGGCAACAACAGATGTAAACCCAACTAGAGCAGAGTTGGCAACAGTAGGCAAATGGTCGAAAGTCTACGAGACAAAAAACATTGGTATAGTTAGGGCAACTAACGTATCAACACAAGACTAAAGGTAACTAAATTATGCCATCAGTTTTTGAAGCTACTGCGGGAACGGCTCTTGGAGTTAGTTCAGATCAAACAGGATCAGTTACGCAGGCAACAAGTAAAGCTACAGGTGTCACTTTAAGTAAAGTGGCTGGTGTTATAACAATGGATGACGCGGCTCTTGCAGCAGCGGCTGAAGTATCTTTTGCAGTTACAAATACAAAATGTACTGCAAGTGATGTTGTTATTGTTAATCACGCAAGTGCTGGTACAGCAGGCGCATATTTAGTGCAAGCTAATACTATTGCTGCTGGATCTTTTGCAATCACAGTTACTAACGTATCTGCAGGTTCATTAGGCGAAGCAATCGTACTTAACTACCAAATCCTTAAGGCTGGTTAATGGGATTATTTGCTTTTAAGCGAAAAAAAGAACAAGAAGCTGCCAAAACGGTGGCTTCTGTTCAACCCAAAACAAAACGCAAACAAAAACCTAAGTTAAAAAATGGCGATAACAATAACAGCGACAGTAGGTAGTGCTTCAGCTAATAGTTATGTCACTTTAGATGCGGCTAACTCTATTGTTGAAGGTTTAATACTTGATGACGATGTCTCTGCATGGGATGGTTCTAGTAATGATAATAAAAACAGAGCCTTATTTACTGCAGCAGTTAGAGTTGATCGTGAAAGATTTTTAGGAGCAAGGGTTACTAATACACAAGCATTACAATGGCCTCGCCAAGGTGTACGAAAACCAGATACATATATCAATACTTATTCTGTTGGCTTTCCTTTTCGTATATCAACAGATTATTTTTCAGAAACAGAAATACCAGAACAAGTTAAAAAAGCACAAACTATATTAGCTGTTTACTTGAATAACAATCGAGATGGGTTAGGATTATCAGGACTTGAAGATTACAAAAAGGTAAAACTTGGTAGTCTTGATGTAGAGCCTAATTTTTATGGTGCTGTTGGTGCTGATAGAGTACCACCACTATTTGAACGGTACTTTACTGGTCTACGAATAAGTGGACCCGGCAATGTCGCTATTAAAAGGAGTTAAAAATGGGCTATTACCCTGCTGCCATCATTATCACAGACACAAACGCACATACTGGAAGGTTTGGTAAGATTCATTGTCTTGCTGCTGCAGAAGTGACCCTAGTATCTGAAGTCATTACAGAAAATGGATCATCAACTGTTAATGGTATTACCATGGGTGTTGCATCAGAGATTGAAGGAATCATTACAAGTATTACTTTGGCCAGTGGTCAAGTTATTGCATATCGTGTCTAATGGGACTTGCATCATCATTAAAAAAAGTGGCCTCTAAAAGCTTAGTTAAGCTTGGAGGTAGTGTAACTATAAGACAAGTTACTAACGGCTCCTACGATACCGCTACTGGCGCAGTGAGTGAAAGTAATAGTGATACTGTGGTTAAAGGTTTACTAGAAAATATAAACAATACTGAAGTAAATGATTTAATACAAGCAGAGGATAAAAAACTAACAATATCTGCTGGTGACATTACATTCGTACCAACACCAAAAGATAAGGTTGTAGTTGCTTCTGTTGTTTTTAAAATTATTACTGTGGTAACAAATCAACAAAATAATATACCAATAACCTTTGAATTATTTTTGAGGGCATAATGGTAAGACAAATAAGATTAGATCAAATAGATGATGTAATGGCAGAAGCAGTTCAAGAGTTAGTACAAAGAACAACATTACGTTGGACAGAACTTTCTAAAAATGCAACACCTGTAGGTGAAACTGGTAATTTAAGAAATGATTGGAAAACACATATAAGAAAATATAAAGGCACTATTATTAACAGAATGGAATATGCTGAACCAGTAATTTATGGAACTTCATTACCGCCTAGTTGGCAAGGTAGATATAGAACCAGACAACAAACAATAAAAGGCTTTCCAGAATTACAAGCAAAACAACTTACAGTTCAATATATTCCAAATGAATTAAGAAAAATTATTAGGAGTATGTAATGGCTGCAACAGATTTAAATACAGTCAGACAAACAATAGAAGCAAGACTTGCTACTGAACTTGCAAGTAGCCCTGCAATACCTGTTGTATTTAATAACCAACCATTTGACTCGACTACACAAGACACTTTTGTACAATGTATAACAAGTTTTGGAACTGGTGGTTATTTAACTTTAGGAGGCTCTGCTAACTCTACTAATAGTATTGTTGGTTTAGTTCTTTTAAATATTTTTACAGATGAAGGTATTGGAGCAGGGACAAATTATGTGATTGGCAAAAGACTGCGTGACCTTTACAATAACCTTACAGTTTCAAATGTAATTTTTGATTCGCCAATTGGACCAGAAGTTTTGGCATCTAGTCCAGAAGGCAAGTTTCAAACACAAATACGAATTACTTTTGAAATATACGAGGAACTTTAAATGGAAATTACTGAAAAAATGTTAGATGCTATCGAGGCTGTAAAAGGTAGACGTGACCCTGCCTATTGGGATGGTCGTTGTAAAAGATATATGGAAAACCAAGAAAGTTTAAAAAAAGATGTGAAAAAACCTAAAAAAGGTTAATATAAAATAAATACTTTCTTTTGTTATGGCTATTAAGGGTGATGTTGGAAAAATCATGTTTGAAAACGCTGGCGGCACTGAAGCTGACGTTGGGCAAACAAGGTCTTGGTCTTTGTCTATTTCAAAAGATATTATGGAGACAACAAAACAAGGCGATACCTTTAAAACAAATATTGGTGGCTTAATTGCTGGTGAGGGTTCAGCAGAACTTTTATATGCACCGGGCGAAACAGGGGCAGGCTACACAACATTTATTGATGATGTTTTAACAACAGGGGACAATGCTGACGCATTGTTTGAATTATTTCCTGATAGTGCAACTTCAGCAAAGAAAATTAGTTTTGCTGGAATTATTACTTCTGCTGAATATGGTGCAACAATGGGTGAAGTTCAAATTATAAACATTAGTTTTACGACAAGCGGTACCATTACTTCAGCTATATAGTAAATTAGGTTAAGACTTTTTATATTTTATGGCAACAAAAAGAACAATCGACCTGTTGACTTCATCATATGGTGATGAAATGTCAGCCAGAAGAAAGTATGAATTTAAAAATTCAAAAGGTGAAAAAATTATAGATTTATATTTTAAACCCTTAACAAGATACGACAGACAGAAAGCACAAAGTGCTACTGGTACAGATGAAGCCCTTATTGTTTCAACTCAATTACTTTGCCAAATGGCAGAGCTTGAAGATGGGACAAAGGCTTTTAGTATTGCCGATGCCCCAAACTTACAAAGGGAACTACCTGAAAACGTATTAAATGAAATAGAATTATTTTTATTTAATATAAAACTTGATACTGACACAGCAAAAAAAGATTAAAGCGAGATAACTGGTTTACTTTTGAGTTTTTTCTCGCAACAGAATTAGGAAAGACAATAAATGAATTAAGACAATTAATTACACAAGAGGAGTTAATATATTGGGCTGCTTATTACGAAAATAAACATGAACATGAAAAAAAAATGCATGAAAGAGCAAAAAACAGGTAGTATATAATTAATAGATTTTTGTTTAACTTAAGTGGCCGAAAGTATAGTTACCTTAAGAGTTGAAGCAAGAAATGCGATATCTTCTTTAAATAAAACTTCTGCAGCGACAAAAACTTTATCAAATTCTGCAAAAGGTGCAACTGCTTCATTAACTACAGCCTCAACCGCAGCGAAAGGATTAGGTGCATCATTAGCTACTACCCTTGGACCATTAATTACTGTAGGTGCTGCTATTGCAACTGTAAGTAATGCAATAGGAACTTTTACAGCTAGAGAAAGAGATATTGCGATTTTAACTCAGGGTTTAAAAAATTTAGGTGCTGGTACTGCCCAACTAAATGAATTACAAAAAGCAGCAGACAAATTAGGTAATCAAACTTTATTTAACCAAGAAGAGTTTACAAGAGGTTTTAACTTATTAACAAGTTTTAGAAAGATAGGAGTTGATGCGTATGAAAGAGTTGCACAGGCCGCTGCAGACATTGCTCAAGTCAACCAAGTAGATGTTAATACATCATTTATGCAATTAGCAAAAGCATTACAAGACCCAGCAAGAAATTTATCAAACTTAAATAGATCAGGTATTGCCTTTACTAAAACACAACAAGATGTAATTAAAGAATTAATGGAAACAAATAAAACTGCTGAAGCTCATGCCATGATTTTAGGAATTGTTGAAGAAAGTTATAATAAACTATCACAAGCTGCTGCGGAGGGATTTGCTGGAAATGTTGATTCATTAGGTGAAGCATTTAGGGATTTTTCAGAGACATTAGGCAAAGCATTAGAACCTGCTTTGATTGCAGCAACAAAAGGTTTAACAACTTTAATAAAAGCTGCAGATGAACTTCTTAAATCGCCATTAGGTAAAACAATTGCAATATTTACTGGAATTGCTTTAGCTGTTAAAGGCACTACTGTTGCTATTGGTTTATTAACTGCTGCAATGGCAACTGCAAGTGGAGTAGCGGGTGTTTTAGCGATAGCAATGAATGCAATACCATTTGTTGCTATTGCAACAGGGATTGGAGCAGTTATTACACAGTTAATAAAACAAAAACAAGAACAAGACAAAGTAACTGAAGCAATAAAACAAGGTGAGTTAGCACAGTTAAGAGCTTTAGAATCTAATCTAAACATAAAAATGGCAAAAGAATTAGCAATAATTAACAATTCAAATGACAAAAGATCAATTAATGCAGCAAAGAATAGGCTTCGTGTATTACAAGATGAAATAAAACCTATAAGAGAAAGATTAAAAATTGCTGTTCAAGAAAATGCAGTTGATGTAGATAAAAAGAAAACAAAAAAAGAAAATGAAGAAATAGAAAAAGAAATAAATAAACTAATAAAAGATAATCTTAAAAAAACAATTGCTTATGAACAGGCAGAAATGAATAAAGTTGCAGCTATTGGTGAGTTTATAGGTAGTCAAAGTGATTCTTTAGCATTGTTAAGATCGCAAATAGAAGAAAAAGGAGAACAGGTTGCACTTGAACAGGCAATAAATAATGCTGTAAAAATTTATGGAGAAGAATATAGAGACATAATTACTAATTACTTAACGGCAAATGAAGAACTAAAAAAACAAAAAGACAATATAGACAAAAATAAAGAAGCTGCTGAAAAGCTTAAAGAACAATTTAGACAAATTGGAGAAGAAACAAGACAGGGTTTAGTGGAAAATTTAAAAGAAGCAATAAATGGTAGTCAAACTTTAGGCCAAGCATTAAATAAAGTTTTAAACAATTTAAAAAATAAATTACTTGATATAGCACTTAATAAAGCTATTTCTAATATTGGCAATATTTTAGGCGGTGGAAGTTCAAGTGGATTTACTGGTTTTTTAAGTGGCTTGTTTGGTAAAGAAAGAGGTGGTCCAGTATCTGCTGGCGGTGCTTATGTAGTTGGTGAAAGAGGTCCAGAAATTTTGCAGATGGGTTCTAAAGGTGGCAATATAATTCCCAACAGTCAGATTGATGGCGGAGGCAGCGTTACAAATATTGTTAATGTTTCAGTAGATGCTTCTGGAACTTCAACAGAAGGAGATGGTGCAAGTGGTGAACAATTAGGTAGATTAATAGGAGCAGCAGTTCAAGCAGAATTAATCAAAGAAAAACGACCTGGAGGTTTATTAGGCTAATGGCTACTTTCCCATCAATCCAACCAACATATCAAGCTCGTAAAACTACAACACCGAGAATAAATATTGCTCAATTTAATGATGGCTACCAGCATAGAATTAAGTTTGGGTTGAATACAATACCTTATGTCTGGAGTTTAAACTTTGATCTCAGTGAATCGGATTCAGATACAATAGAAACATTTCTTGAAGCTAGAGCTTTAGATTGTGAATCTTTTGATTGGCAACCTACTGGTAGTGGTGCTGCTTATAAATGGGTATGTCTTAGTTGGACTAAAACAATACCTTATGTAAATAGAGCTAAATTAAATATGACGTTCCAACAAGTGTTTGAACCCTAATGACTAGCCCTGTTTCAGAATTACAAAAAATAAATCCCAGTAGTATCATTGAGCTTTTTCAACTTGAGTTAATTACTGCTATTCATGGTTCTAATACTAAATATTATTTTCATAACGGAGTAAATACTAATGAAAATCAAGATGTAATTTTTGCTGGTAATCAATATACGAGGATGCCAATAGAAGCATCTGGTTTTGATTTTACCTCAAAAACATTACCTCGACCTCGTTTATCAATTTCTAATATTTTAGGAACATTTACAACTTTAATTTTAACTTTACCTCAAGGATTAGAAGGGGCAAAAGTTACTCGTATTAGAACTTTAAGTAGATACATTGATAATATTAATTTCTTAGGTGGAGATATTTTATTAGAAGATGGTAATTTTTTAGTACAGGAGAATGAAGGTTTGATTGATATGGAATCAGGTATAAATCCATTTGGTACTCCTGATCCTACAGCTACATTCTCTACTCAAGTATTTTCAATAGATAGAAAAGTTGCAGAAAATAGAAATGGAATTGAATTTGAACTAAGTGCTAACTTTGATCTTGATGGAGTGCGTTTACCAAAACGTCAGGTATTACCAGCAGACTTCCCTGGTGTTGGATCATTCTTCGCATGATGTGGCAAGATAAAGCATTAGAACACGCATTACAGGAAGAACCAAGAGAGTCTTGTGGTCTGTTAACTGTTAAGAAAGGTAAGGAAATATATTATCCCTGCAAGAATTTAGCTTTTGATCCTACAGATCAATTTATTATTGATGCAGATGATTGGGTAAAAGTCGAAGATGATGGTGGAGAAATAATTGCTGTTGTTCACAGTCATCCAACTACAAGTGCAAAACCAAGCGAAGCAGATAGAGTTGCGTGTGAAAAATCTAATTTAAAATGGTGGATCTTACAGCCACAGCTAAATGATTGGCAATATTGTGAACCATGTGGTTATAAAGCACCTTTAATTGGTAGGCAATGGGTATGGGGTCTTACTGATTGCTGGAGTTTATGTAGAGATTGGTATAAAGAAGAATTAGGAATAGAACTTATAGACTGGGTAAGGCCAAACGATCCAGAAGAATTTATAAATAATCCTATGTTTAATAATTGTTATGAAGAAACAGGATTTAAAGAATTACATCCAGAAGAAGATTTAGAATATGGAGATTTATTATTAATGTCAATTAGTAGTAGCGGATTAAATCATATTGGTGTTTACTTAGGGCAGCAAACAGTTTTACATCATTTACAAAATAGATTATCTAGTCGTGATTTATTAGATGAATGGTTGCTAAAATGTATAGGTAAAAGGATTCGTTATGCTAAGAAAAGTTAAGCTATACGGAGAACTTGCAAAGTTTTTAGGTCAAAAGACTTTTGAAGCTGAAGTTCATAGTGCTGCACAGGCTATAAGGTTTTTAGTTGTTAACTTTCCGCAGTTAGAAGCACATATGGCAGATAGGTATTACAAGGTATCAGTTGGTGATTGGGAAATAAAGGAAGAAGAAATACATTATCCAAATGGACAGGAAGATATAAAGATTGTTCCAATTGTCGGAGGAGAAGGAGGTCGGCAAGGTTTAGGTAGATTTTTATTAGGTGCTGCTTTTATTGGAATAGGTATTGCTTCTGGAGGTGCTACTCTTGGTGCTGGTGGTTTTACAGGAGTAGGATTTCTAGGTGGTACAACTGCAATCATTGGGAATATTGGTATTGCTTTAGCATTAACAGGACTTTCGCAAATGCTTACACCTGTTGAAAATATAAAAGAAGAAGAACAAGATCCAAGAAGATCTTTTAATTTTAGTGGCATACAAAATACGTCAAGGGCTGGTGTTCCTGTGCCTGTGATTTATGGACAAACTATGGTTGGATCAATCGTGGTCTCAGCAAATATTGAAAACGAACAGGTAGAAGTATGAAGATTATTGGTTCTGGTGGAAACGGAAAAGGTGGTGGAGGCGGTGGTGGCACTCCACATGAAGATAAAGATAACTTAGACTCTAAATCATTTGCTAGAGTTCTCGACCTCATATCAGAAGGTGAAATTGGTGGTCTTGTTGATGGTGCTAAGTCTATATTTTTTAATAACACACCATTACAAGCTGCTGATGGTTCGTTTAATTTTAAAGACGTTGCATTTGAAACTAGAACTGGAACATCAAGTCAAACTGTTATACCAGTAACAAGAAATGTAGCTGTAACAAAAACTGTTGCTCAAGCTGGTACTGCTATTCCTGCTGGTACTTCTGGTCGTGTTATTCAGATTACTGATTCAGATGTTGATGCGGTTTCTATACAAATAACTGTTCCTGCTTTACAAAAGTTTAGTGATGAAGGAGATATTTTTGGTACTACTGTTGAGTTAGCAATACAAGTTCAATACAGTGGTGGAGGTTATCAAACTGTTTTATCTGGTAATAGTGGAACAATATCTGGTAGAACACCTGATCCATATGTAAGAGATTATCTTGTAAATCTTAGTGGTGCTTTTCCTGTTAATATCAAAATAAAACGAATTACAGCAGATAGCACATCATCAAAATTACAAAATGATATTCAATTTAACACTTATGTAGAAATTAAATATGACCAAAGGAATTATCCAAATAGTGCATTAATAGGACTAAAAGTAGATGCAGAACAATTTACATCAATTCCATCTCGTAAATATTTAGTAAAAGGTATAAAAGTAAAAATTCCACATAATGCAACTGTCAATGCTGATGGAAGCTTATCTTATGCAGGAACATTTAATGGAACGCTAGGTGCAGCACAATATACAAACGATCCAGCTTGGTGCTTGTACGATCTCATCACTTCTTCTAGATATGGGTTAGGTGCTCATGTTAATGAAACTGATATAGATAAATTTAGTTTTTATGCAGCTTCAGTTTATTGTTCACAGCAAGTTGATGATGGTACAGGAACAGGTGCTACAGAACCACGTTTTTCCTGCAATGTAAACATCAATAATCAACAGGAAGCATATAACGTAATAAATCAGATGTCATCTGTATTTAGAGCAATGCCATATTACGAAGCTGGTAGTTTAACTATTACACAGGACTCACCAAAAGATTCAAGTTATCTATTTACACTTGCAAATGTATTAGAACCTGGATTTACTTATTCAAACGTAAGTCAAAGACAAAGACCTACAGTTGTAGTTGCAAAATATTTAGATTTAGATTTAAGAGAGATAAATTATGTTGAAGAAATTGATACCGCAAACCAAGCAAGGTACGGCTCAGTTGTTCGTAATATTAATGCTTTTGCCTGTACATCAAGAGGTCAGGCTGCTCGATTAGCAAAATGGTTACTCTACATGAGCAATGTGGAACGTGAAGTCGTTTCATTTACTACTTCTGTTGATGCTGGAGCAGTTGTAAGACCAGGCCAGATTATTGAAATAGCTGACCCTGTCCGTAGTGGAGAAAGAAGAGGTGGCCGTATTGTTTCAGCAACCACTAACTCTGTAACAGTAGATGATGCTACTGGACTAGCTGTTGAAGGTGGATCTACTTTAAGTGTTGTTTTACCTGATGGCACAGTAGAACAGGTAGCTGTCTCTGGTATAACAAATAAAGTTTTTAGTCTTGGTCAACATTTTTCTGTTGCACCAAATCCTAATAGTGTTTGGATTTATGAAACAAATAGTATTCTTACTTCTACTTGGAGAGTATTAGAAGTACAAGAACAAGACAGAATTAATTATGTCGTTACTGCCAGTGAATATAATTCTGGTAAATATAATCATATTGAAAGTGGTATTGCTTTACCAGTAAGAGATGTAACTAATTTAGATATACCTCCAACCGCACCATCAAACGTAAGTGCTGAAGAAGTTATATATGAAAATACAGGTATTGCAAGAGTAAAAATTATCGTTAGTTGGACTAGCACTTCAGATACACATTACATTCGTTATAGATTGGAAAATGGAAACTTTGTATCAAGAACCGTTGATAATTCAAAAAGTTATGAAATTTTAGATACTATTGCTGGTAATTATCAGATAGAAGTTTATAGTGTCAGTTCATCTGGCTTACGATCTTCAACCTTTAATACACCTCAAAGTCCATTCTTTGTAGCAAATGGTAAGACTGCTCCTCCATCTAATGTTAGTGGTGTAAGTTTATTACCGATTGATGAAACAAGTGCAATATTAAGCTGGAATCGTGCCACAGAGCTTGACGTGTTGCTAGGTGGAAAGACCCTGATCAGACATTCCAGTAAAACAACAGGTGCTCAATGGAAAGATGCACAGAATATAGTTGTGGCTGCTGCTGGAAACCAGACACAAAAAATAGTACCTTTACTTGCTGGAACGTATTTAATCAAATTTGAAGATGATGGCGGTAGAGAAAGCCCTGCACCTGGTTCTAATGATAGTGATTGGAATAATACTAGAGTCACAACAAACCTACCAGCACCATCTGAAAGACTTTTAGTTGGAAATATTGATGAACATACTGCAAACTTTACAGGTTCTAAAACTAATACGGTATATGATTCTTCATTAGATGCTTTAACTTTATCTGTTACAAGTAATGCAGTAGCAACAACTGGAGAGTATGTCTTTGCTAATTCAATAGATTTGACACAACCTTATGATGTTAATTTAAGAAAAGTTTTAGATGCTTCTAGTTTTAACTTAAATAATTTATGGGATGACAGAACTGATCTGATTGATGCTTGGGGTTATATAGATCAAGTTGGTGGGGCTACTGAAGCTACAAAATGTAATGCTGCTGTCTATGTAAGATCAACAAATGATGATCCTTCTGGTTCTCCAACTTGGAGTGCTTATAAAGAATTTAGTAATGTTTTAATTACAGGTAGAGGTTTTCAATTTAAAACAATATTAACAAGTAATGACACTAACCAAAATATAGCTGTCACTCAATTAGGTGCTAAATTAGAATTACAGGGAAGAACAGAATCTATTTCAACTCCAGTAACAACTGGATCATCACAATATACTGTTTCTTTTACAAATTCATTTAAACAAACACCGACTGTAGTAGTGACTCCAACTAATCAACAATCTGGAGATTTCCATGAACTTGCTAATATTAGTAGGACAGGCTTTCAAGTCACATTTAAAAACGCTAGTTCAGCAGTCGCAAGATCATTTGTATGGGCTGCATCTGGTTTTGGTAAGGAGGTTACATAATGAGTAATACATCAGATTATAATTTAGCTAACCAAGTTGGTTCTACTTTTAGAACTGAATTAAATCTTGCTTTAGGTGATGTTCAATCTTTAAATAGTGGATCATCAGATCCTACAACGACTGTTGCTTATAAAATATGGGTAGATACTTCAACAAATTTATTAAAAATTAGAAATAGTTCTAATAATGGTTGGCTGGTTTTAGGAAGTTTAACGGATGCTGCACATACTAATAATTTTGGATTAGCAACAAAAGCAGATCCAGATTTTACAGGAACAGTAGATACTGCTGGCGATATTGTAATGGCTGGTACTGGAGTTTTAAAATTACCTACTGGAACAACTGCTCAAAGACCAACAGCAGCAACAGGACAAATAAGATTTAATACGCAGACAGTAGAATTTGAAGGATATAACGGAGCAGCATGGGGTGGTTTAGCTTCTGGTGTACCAGTAGGAACTATTCTTACTCACGCAGCTAATACACCACCATCAGGATTTTTAGAATGTAATGGTAGTGCTATCAGTAGATCAACATATGCAACATTGTTTTCCACTATACAAACAACATTTGGTGTAGGAGATGGATCATCAACTTTTGCTTTACCTGATTTAAGAGGTCAGTTCGTTAGAGGTTGGGCTAATACTGGAAGTACAGATGCAAGTAGAGCTTTTGGATCATCACAAACAGACCAAAATAAAAACCACACGCATACAACAGATTCTCAAACTTTAACTGGTAGTGTTAGTCATTTATCAGCAACATTGGCACAAAACCCTGGTTCAGCAAGTGGTGTATTTTCTAAAGGTTCATCAGCAAGTGCGGTGGGAGCACCATCTGGAGGATCAGGTTCTGCTGCTACTTTAGGGTTTGATGGTACGCACTCTCATACAATTTCTAGTAGTGGTGGCGGTACTGAAGCAAGACCTACAAACATTGCTTTAATGTACATAATCAAGTTTTAATTATGACAAATAAAAAGATAACCGAATTTACAGAGCTTACCGCACCAGCGAGTACTGATGTTCTGCCTATTATTGATGCGAGTGATACAAGTAATAAAAAGATAAGTTATGCAAATTTACTAAGCAAAGCACCAGATGGATCTACTTCTGCTCCCTCTTTCAGTTTTAATTCAGATACCAATACAGGAATAAGTGGTGGATCAGATACTTTAACTTTCAGTACTGCTGGAGT